GAAGTCAAGCTGTTCGTGACATCTATGTTGCTACAAGAGTTATTGGATGAGACACAGGGCGAAACCAGGTTCAAGCACAAGCTGAAGCATCACATCAGTGGGCTACAGAATGAGCTGGACAGGGTATTGTCAGTTACAATGAAAGACGAAAGTCTTAGCATGTTCATCATGAGTGCAGTTGGTGCACTTGAGAAGAGCATAGACGACTTGCTTACAGAGTAAGTCAACTGCCTCGGTAGCACAACTGGATAGTGCAACAGCCTTCTAAGCTGTAGGTTGTGGGTTCGAGTCCCGCTCGAGGTACGCGTGTGAGGCGATAACAGCTCGTACGTGTTCAATTCATCAGGTTGATGGGGTCGGTGAAACGTCACTGACCCCTTTTTCGCGCCCTTAGCTCAGTGGTTAGAGCAATTGACTCATAATCAATCGGTCGCTGGTTCAAGTCCGGCAGGGCGCACAAACGATTCACACATATACCTTATGATTACACCCAAAATTAATCCCATAGTCTATGCAGGACTCAATAGGTTCACTCAAAAACAAATAATAACGGGAGGTCACCTAAACAGGGATGAAGTACAGATCATAGCAGATGTCTGCTGTGAGGAATATGATGTGTCTGCTTCTGACTTTAGAAGCAGGACAAAGACTGCAGATTTATCAGATGCTCGTAAGACATTCTTCTACCTCTGCAGAAAAGAACTCTACACCTTTACATGCAAACGGCTCGGCATGTATACAGGCAGGGATCACTCAACAGTTGTGTTTGCAGTGCAGCGAGCAGGCGAACTGATTGAGGTAGATCCTACATTCAGAGCTAAGTATAACAATGCCAGAACACTGGCACGACAACGACTAAAAATTAACGGATATGAGTTCCGAGGACCCAACACTGACGTTCGATATTGAACGTCTCAAGATGGAGCAGGATAATGTCAGAAACGAAATGGCATACCTGCGACGACAGATTGTAAAACTGAACATTAAACTAGTGCAGCATGAGCGAACACTCTTACAAAACACAGATCGACTCCGACATGGGGCCGTTAAACATCAAAGTGAAGTACGAGATACATCAGGGGCAGAAGGGTGACTGGCATACAGAAACCATTCCGCCCAGCATCAACATCACTGATGTAGAGCTTGTCTCCTTCGAAGGGGGTAAGACATTCAATGACTTCTTAGATCACCTTGCTATGGAAATAGAAGAATATGTATAAGCGAGGTAAACAATACAGAAGTTTGACTAGGAAAAAGCCTGCTACCTTATCTTACAAGGGTAGAAGATTCAAGTCTGACAAGAAGAAGGGAGGCTTCGTGAAGAAAACCAGAGATGACTACCAGAAAGAAGCACTCAATGCCTGGGCCCGTGAAGGGTTTAAGGGTAGCGTTATTGCTGCTACTGGTTTTGGGAAATCTCGTGTTGCCGCTCTCGCTATTGGTTATAGTCTTGATGAACTGGTGGAGTCTGGGGACACAGACACTAGATGTCTAGTCCTTGTTCCTACAGTGCAGCTTCAAGAGCAGTTTCCTCATGAGTTGAAGAAGTGGGGCTTCGAGGATTATCTCGACCGCATTGACTTCATGTGCTATCAGTCAGCACACAAACTAGAAGACAAGCACTACCACGTGGTGGTGTGTGATGAGATTCACCTAGGCTTGTCTGAAGTTTACCGACAGTTCTTCGATAAGAATACGTTTGATCGGTTGTTGTGCTTGACTGCTACTATACCTGAGGACCCTGAGTATCGTATGGTGCTTGTCAATCTTGCACCCCCATGCTTTACCATCACGCTCGATGAGTGTGTGAACGCTGGGTTTGTGGCAGACTATGAGATTTATTGTATTGGTGTAGACCTGGACGAATCTGAGAGAGCTAGCTATGACGGATATCACAAGATGTTTGTCAAGATGAAAGCTATTCTTGGTAGATACGGACAGTTCCAACACGCGCAGGACATCCTTGCTGGTAGGATACCAGGCAACAAGGGTGTGGCTGCACAATACATGAACTCCATACGTGGTCGTAGACAGACTGTGCAGGAGGCAAGTGCTAAGATTCAGAGCGCTGCTGACGTTGTAAGACACTATGAAGGTGAGAAGATTCTGACCTTCGGTGGCACAAACAAGTTTACTGACCGCGTTGCTGACAAGATTGGTGCACCTGTGTATCACTCTGGGAAGACTGCAAAGCAGAAACGAGAAGCTCTTGAAAACTTCAAGTCAGGTGAGTGCAAGGTACTATGCTCAACCAAAGCATTGAACCAAGGCATGGACGTACCAGATGTTGGTATAGGTATTATCGTGGGCCTGGAGTCCAAAGCATTGCCTATGATCCAACGACTGGGGAGAATCATCCGCAAGGATGGTGACAAAATTGGTAAGATCTACATCTTCTATGTGAAGCATTCACAGGAGGAGAAGTGGTTAGAACAAGCAACAAAAACTCTTAACAACGTAAAACGAGGCGACAACCTCAAAGACTTTCTATCATGAGAACATACATGAAACACACAAAGAAAGGCGACAAGGCGATACTTGAAGCCATGAACTCACGCGGAACAAACAGCCAGAAGGCAACTGCTGGTAAGCTTCGCCGCGAACTCTTCAAGCTCACAGGCTACAAGTACTCCCTGTCTGCTATCACCAACCGGTACTATTGGTTGAGACAACAACGCATACCTCAAGAGGTGGTGGAGAAACAAGGGAGTGCACTCAACATCTTGAAAGAGTTGTTGACCTCACGTGATAACTACACCATTGAGGTTAAAGGCAAGGAGATACACGTAGTGTTTAAATAAATGGTATGATCATAGAAATCAACACAGATATTCTACAAAACTTTGGGATAACCGCAGATGATTTCTTATATTTGTACCTCTTGCATGCCAAAAGTTATGATTGCCTAGAGCAGTTAACTCTCAAGCCAAACACAGAAGCCCTGCAAACCAAAGGCTTAATTAAGTTGGGGGAGGAGCCGCAAGACCACGTAGTACGTCAAGCATTCTTGGATATGTTCCAAGCATCGTTTGATCAAATGTGGTCGGAGCTTCTCTCCCACTTTCCCCTTAAGGTTTTCAATAATGGGATGATGCGTGTCCTCAGAGCAAAGGATGCACAGGCGAAAGCCAATGCTAAGGCTAAAGAGAAGTATCGGAGAGTTGTTGGTGAAGATTTGATCAAGCACCAGTTCGTTGTCAAATGTTTGGAGAACGAGCTAGAGCTGCGCAAGTCAACCAACACTCTCGGGTACATGCAAATGCTCACCACATGGGTGAATAACTATACATGGGAGAAGTATGAAGACATAGAAACTAACTCCCCAAATGAGTCAAGAATCACTCGTCAACTTTGATCTACGTGATGTCAAAGTTCTGAAGCACATATCCCATTCGGTGAACCAGTCAGTGGCTGAGGTTCGTACGGGCATCAACGGTAATCGTATCGTGTTCCCTACGAAGTGGCCAAGGATTAACAAGAACCTGATGGGTGGGCTTCAACGTGGAAAGATGTATGTCATTGCAGGTCGTCCTGGTGTAGGCAAGTCAGCCTTCTCGAACCAGATGATCTTTGACATCCTAGATAGCAACTGGAACAAGCAGGTTGTAGTCTTGTATTGGTCGTTCGAGATGCCAGGGTATCAGCAGATACTGCGTGCAGGTTCGAAAGACACCAAGCTACAGACCTTCGAGCTGCTGTCTGTCGAGAACAAGCTGTCACAGGACAACTTCCAGAGATACTGCGAAGAGGTTGAGAAGTACAAGCGCTACCCCATCTACTTCTGTTCTATACCACAGAACATGCAGAAGGTGGAGCAGACTAACTACACAATCTTTGACAAGTATCCTGGTGTGACAGTCGTCAATCTTATTGACCACTCACGTCTTGTGAGGTCAAAGGCAGACACCGAGCTCATGAAACTCAATGAGCTATCAAAAACTGCCATGCTGATACAGGCACGCATGGGTAGTATTACTATCCTCCTGTCTCAGCTCAACCGGAACATCGAACAAGAGTTCCGTGCCAAGCAACAATACCAACCGCTGCTCACCGACTTGTTTGGTGGTGACTCCATAGGTCAGGACGCACACGTCGTGATGATGCTGCAAAGACCTTACGATCTATATGGAATCACCGACAAATACTGTGGTGAAGACCCTGTTGGATTGCTTGCTGTGCATATCGAGAAGAACCGTGATGGTATGCTTGGTATGATACCATTCGAAACAGATTTATCAACCTTTACAATTAATGAGCGAACTAGTACTTCCTAAACAGGTGGTTAAAGCGGCACGCAAATCACCTAAGAACATGATTATCTATGGTCCACCGAAGATCGGTAAGACCACTGCTCTCTCACAGCTTGAGAACTGTCTCATCATTGACCTTGAGGACGGGTCAGATATGGTGGACGCACTCAAGATCAAAGCTAACTCCCTCGCTGAGTTGGCCCAGATTGGGAAAGCTATTATTAGCGAGGGAAAGCCGTACAAGTATATTGCCATCGACACTATTACCCAGCTGGAAGTGTGGTGTGAGCAGGATGCAAAGAAGATGTATCAAGCTACACCCATGGGTAAGAACTTCGACAAGGACAACAAAGGTCTGTCTGTGCTGACACTGCCCAACGGTGCAGGCTACAACTACTTGCGACAGTCTTTCCAAAAATGGTTCCGTAACCTCAACAAACTGTCTGACCACGTCATCTTCGTGGGTCACTTGAAGGACAAGTATCTCACAAAGAACGGCAAAGAAGTCAAGGCTAATGATCTGTCCTTGACTGGCAAGCTGCGTGAGATTGCATGTGCAAACTGTGACGCTATCGGCTATGTCTACAGAGGTGAGGGACTCACAAAGATATCGTTCGATTCCACGAACGACGACACGGCCGGCTCACGCTGCGATCATCTACGAGGACTTGATGAACAGCTTGACTGGTCTAAAATTTTCATCGATTAAACACAACGACATGTCTTTTGACGCTAGAGTAGAAGCTACCCCAGAGGTAGTACAAGAAGAAACACCACAGGTGTTGACAATCTCACAGCTTGTGAGCCACATCAAGGATGATGGTATGAGCCGTGACGAGATTCGTAAGAAGTATGGACTCACGATTGCTGAGGCGAAGGAGATCTTCTCCCACCCCAAGCTCAAGGGTATCCGTGTGAAGCGGCAGAGAGTGATGCGCATCCAGCTCATCGACGACACCGCCCCACAGCAGATGACATTGCAGCAGGGTATTGCTGAAGTAGATCCACACAGTGATAACCAAGACGAAAACGAGGACTGATGGCTATTGAATCTAATGCATCCGATGTACAGATCGGAGGTGGGGGCATACCCCTATACTGTGGCATTGCCACAATGAATGTGATCGCTGTGAACCCATCACTCGGTGAGCTGCATGCACTTGGCATCAACGTCAAGCAAGAGCAGAACTACACTGGTATTCAGATGGGTGAGCGCAAGCTCAACAAGCTGACCTTCTGGGTTCGCAATGCTGAGCATGAGTTCACCACACGCTTTGACATTCTTGTTCAACCTGAAGAGCGTCCCGAGTCTCGCACTGGGAAGTTCCAATACATCAACAAGTTTGGTCAGACTGCATGGGGTACAGAGAACCCATCGTCTCAGTACGAGTGGTTCAAGAACGAAGGTGTTCGCCGTGCCTATGTAGGTGAGGAGACACTCATCGACTTCATGAAGACGTGGGCCAACGTTGGTAGAGATGGTGAGTGTGCCATCGATGACATCAAGGCTGTGACCAGCGGTGATGTTCATGAGCTCAAGGGTTATGTGACTGCACTCAAGGAGAACCGTGTGCGTCTCTTGCTCGGTGCCAAAGATGGTAAGTACCAGTCTGTGTACACCAAGTTCTTTGGTCGTGAGAAGCCACGTCGTGACGACTTGTTCATCAAGGCGCTCAACGATGACTACGGTGACTTCCGTGCAGAGTATGATGCTGACGACCTCACGCTCAAACGCTTTGAGCCAGGTGTTGTTCAACCACAAGAGGCACCAGCGGAACCAGCAGGTGACGTGTCAGCTGATTGGTTGTAAGGTAATGGGGCTGGGCTGTATCTTTATAGTCCGGCCCTTTACTTACCATGATACAAGCACGTAGAAGCGACGAACATTTGCACAGTGACATTGTGCTTAGCCGAGTGTCTGAGTATGAGATATTCAGATACTTTTGTCGCAACTTCAAAGAGATAGATAGAAAGTTCTGCAGCGACTTACGAGAAGACAAGACCCCTACAGTATCAATCACATTCTACAAACAAAGACTATGGTATTATGATTTTGGATATCCAGAACACAAGTTTACTTGCTTCGATTACGTTGCTTTCAAGTACGGGACAGACTTTTATGGCGCACTTATACACATTGATGAGTGTTTTGGGTTGGGCCTGCGTACTGGTGTACGTGTTAAAAGGCCTGTACTCAAGGTGGGACAGCCAGTACTACGAGAAAAGAAAAAGTCGGAGATCCAAGTAAGAGTGAGACCATGGGACAGTAGAGATGCTGTCTATTGGAAGCAGTTTGGTATCAGTAAAAAGATATTGCTTATCTTTGACGTTCAACCTATTTCACATTATTGGATCAATGAACAACGTTTTTCGTGTGATAGTATCAGCTATCGTTACCGCTTTGACTGCGGTTATAAGATTTACCGTCCGCTTGAAAGAGATTTTAAATGGAGTTCTAACGTGGGGATGGAATGTCTGCAAGGATATCCGCAGTTACCTCCACGTGGTGACACTGTGGTTCTCACAAGCTCCCTCAAGGATGTCATGTGCATGGCGGTGCTTGGTTACCCATCCTTTGCATTACAATCAGAGATGTTTATGCCAAGGGAAGAAACCATCAGCAAAGTCAAAACGCGCTTCAAAGAAATAATTGTCTTGTATGACAATGACTTTGACAACCCTCGTAACCCTGGTCAGACAATGGCCGTTAAGATCTGCGAGAAGTATGGGCTTGACAATATCGTCATCCCTTCGTATTATAGATCAAAGGATATCTCTGATCTAATAAAAGATCACGGGTTACAAGAAGCAAAGCATGTCATCGAGAGGCAAGAGAACAGGCACACGTACGTCAAGAAAGAAAGTACGGAACGCCAAGAGTAAAGAAGTAGACGGTATTAAGTTTAGATCTCAGTTGGAAGCACACTGTTACAGACAGCTGAGAGACGCAGGTATACAAGCTAATTATGAAAAGAAGAAGTATGTCCTCATGGAGGGCTTTCACTATTCTAACAAGTCCTATGAGGACAATGGCAAGACAGGGTATCAGGACAAACAGAAGTACAAAGTCCGTGATATCACATACACTCCTGACTTCGTAGACCCCAATGGTAAATGGGTCATCGAGTGTAAAGGCTACGCAAACGAACGCTTCCCACTGAAATGGAAGATGTTCAAGAAACTGTTAATGGAATCAAAAGACCCGCCGGTGTTGTTCGTTCCTCGTAATCAGAAACAAAACATCGAAACAGTACAGAAGATTCTAGAACTAATGGCCCCCACAGTATTGTGAGGGTCATTTTCATTTACACATATGAGTATCAAGACAATTGGTAAGACAGTGCAGAGTAGCTCGGCTGGCTTACAGAAACGGATCAACAAGTCCGCAGAGAAACTTGTCTTCGATGTTCTTCAATCCTCACAATACTCTACACCCATCGCTTCAACCGTCCGTGAGCTGGTAACCAATGCCTGCGATTCACAACGTGAGAAAGAGATTGCGTTGGAGATATTGTCTGGCAAGAAGACTGTTGAAGACTATTACATTACAAGAGATGAAGAAGAGTACAGAGACTCAAACTTTCAACCTAGCTATTATGACGTCAGTAGGCTCAGCAGCAATAATACTGTCACTGTGGTTTATCGAGAGAACCCTGGTACAGGTTATTGTGATCGCTTCAGTGTTACTGACTATGGCGTGGGCATTGGCTCGTCTAGACTCGAAGGCTACCTAGAGCTTGGCTTCTCAACTAAGAGAAACACAGCCGAGAACTTTGGCGCCTTCGGACTCGGGGCAAAAGTCCCACTCTCTACTGGTGTAGACTTCTACACTGTGGAGACAGCACACAACGGGAAGCTGTTCAAGATGAACTGCTTTGCATACAAGACGGATTTCCTGATTGGGAAGTTCCAGGCCGACGGTCATATCACACTGAGTGATGGGACCAAGGTTAACTACATAAATACAAGCGAACCCAACTTCACCAAGATATCCTTCGGTGTCAAGCGGCACAACCGCACAAAGTTTGTAGATGCAGTACAGGATCAGCTGAACTACATCGACAACGTTGTCCTGAAGTATATCTATGAAGATGGTCATGAGATGGATAAGAGTGTTCGG